GCCGGTAGAAGTTATACAATGGCAATTCAAAACAATGGTACTATGTGGGGTTGGGGTATAAACTCACAATCTCAACTTGGCGATGGTACGTCTACACTTAGATCCAGTCCAGTGCAAATAGGTACTGAAACTAATTGGTCAAAAGTTTCTGCAGCAGTAAACCATACAGTTGCACTCAAAACAAACGGAACTATTTGGTCATGGGGACTTAATTCCTCAGGTCAACTTGGTCTTGGGAATACCAGTCAAAGATTTGCACCAACTCAAATTGGAACATTAAATACATGGGTGGATATTTCTGCTAGTGAAAATATGAGTGTTGCTGTAAGCAATGATGGAACACTTTGGTCGTGGGGAACCAATACTAATGGTCAATTAGGTTTGTTACGAAATCGTAGTGTTCCAAATTATGTAGTAAGACCTCCACTTTTTAATTCGGTAAAAGCCGGTTATCAATCTGTAATTGCTAGAAGTACAGATAATACACTTTGGGCATGGGGTGGAAATACAACATATGGAAATCTTGGTTTGAATGATGTGGTTAATCGTTCCAGTCCAGTTCAAATTGGTACGGAAACATGGAGTGATTTCTCCAATGGTGGATTTCATACTATGGCTGTTCGTAGTGGTAGATTGTGGACTTGGGGTGACAATTCAGGTACTCAATTAGGTTTACTGCAATATAATCCACAATACATATCCGGATCAAACGTATGGACAAATGTAGAAGCGGGAGGCGCTGATGTAATTTTGAGAAGTACAGACGGTACTTTATGGGCAGTTGGTTCAAATTCAAGTGGTAATCTTGGTCTTAATGATGTACTTCCACGAACTAGTCCAGTTAGAATTGGAACAAGAACTTGGAATAATTATTCGACCGGTAATACTCACAGACTTGCAATTCTTGATGATAACACACTATGGGGTTGGGGATCAAATACTAGTGCAGAACTTGGTTTGGCAAGAAGTCGTAGTAATCCACAATATGTTGATAATACAAAAACCTGGCGTTCTATTGAAAACGGAGCAAACTCGGTAATGGCAATTTCAACAGATGGATCTCTTTGGGGTTGGGGTGCTAATTCAAGTGGTCAGTTAGGAGACGGAACGAATATAAATCGTTCAAGTGCAGTTCAAATTGGAACGGAAACAAATTGGGCAAAAATTTCATTTAGAAACAGCACTGGATTAGGAGTTAAAACTGATGGAACTCTTTGGTCTTGGGGTGTAGGAACAAACGGAGAATTGGGAGACGGAACAAGAAACGCAAGAAGTAGTCCAGTCCAAGTTGGAACAGAAACTAATTGGGCTGATGTATTTGCCGGAAATAATTATAGTGGTGGAATTAAAACCGATGGAACTCTATGGACATGGGGAAGTAATGGTAGTGGTCAAGGGGGATTAGGTGATACCATTACACGTTCAAGTGCAGTTCAAGTTGGAACAAGAACATGGTTGTTTGCAGTTGGAGGTGTTACTTCAACCATGGCAATTAGTTCCGATGGAACGCTTTGGGCATGGGGTGAAAATGGAGTGGGTACACTTGGATTGGGTGATACGGTTACCAGATTAAGTCCAGTTCAAGTTGGAACATTAAACGATTGGACAAAAGTAACTGTTTGGGACCATACAATGGCAGTTAGATCAAATGGAACACTATGGTCATGGGGTACTAACGCTACCGGTCAATTAGGAATAAATTTATCAGGTGTATCTTCATATCGATCAAGTCCTGTTCAAGTTGGAACTTTAACTAACTGGTCTATTCCTGCTGCTAATTCTGGTTTATCTATTGCAATAAAAACAGACGGAACAATTTGGGCATGGGGACTTAATACCGGTGCAGGATTGGGTGACGGAACCATTGTTACTAAAAGTAGTCCAGTTCAAATTGGAACTCAAACAAACATTGTATCTGGTAGTGCAGGTGGTAATGAATATAGTCTATTGGAAAACACTGGATATGCATTAAGTGTTGGTGGTATCAGAACATTACCAGGATATGACACAGGTTTTATGGTAAATCGTAGTAGTCCAGTTCAAATTGGAACTAGAACATGGTCTTATGTATCAGCGGCCGGACACTCACTTGCAATAAGGACAGATGGAACTTTATGGGCATGGGGTACACAATCACAAGGACAATTAGGACTTGGTGATGTGGTTACTCGATCTTCACCAGTACAAGTTGGTACATTAAGCACTTGGTCAAAAGTATATGCAGCAACACCCCATAGTTATGCCATTCGTTCTGATGGAACTCTATGGGCATGGGGTAACAACCTTTTAGGTGAATTGGGATTAGGAAATGCTGGGGCTACTACACATCGTAGTAGTCCAGTACAAGTTGGTACATTAACCTGGTCAAGTGTTGCTGACACAAGTGCTGGTGAATCGTATCACACACTGGCAATAAGAACTGATGGAACTCTATGGGCATGGGGAAGAAATTCCGAAGGACAATTAGGTTTGAATTTAGGTTTTTCGGCACATCGTTCAAGTCCAGTTCAAGTTGGAACCAGAAATGATTGGGTATCTGCTACTGTAAATTTTTTCAGTTCAATGGCCGTTAGATCAGATGGTACAGTTTGGTCATGGGGTTCAAATACTCCAAACAGTCAATTAGGATTGGGTGATGCTATAGATAGATCATCACCAGTTCAAGTTGGAACACTTTCAACATGGGCATCTGCAAGTTTAGGAGCGGCCTTTTCTGTTCTTTTACAAAATAACGGCGATGCTTATACAACTGGAATGAACTCAACAGATTTTGCATATGCTAGTACAAATAGAAGTAGTCCAGTTCAACTTGGAACTCTTTCAAATTGGGCACAAGTAGATGGTGGGTATCTATATTCACTTGCTGTTAAAACCGATGGTACACTATGGGCATGGGGATTCAATAATTCTGGTGCCTTGGGTGACGGATCATCGATAAATCGTTCCAGTCCAGTTCAAGTTGGAACATTAACTAATTGGTCAAGTGTTGCAGCTGGGTATATTAGTAGTCATGCACTCAAAACTGATGGAACCCTTTGGGGTTGGGGATCGAATGCAGATGGTATGTTGGGTAATAACCAAACAACAAGTTTGTCTTCACCTATTCAAATTGGAACAAGAACTTGGAGAAGTATTGCCGATAAAGGTGGTTTTGTTCAAACACATAACATGGCAATTCTTTCTGATGGAACTCTTTGGGCTTGGGGTAACAACGCAGATGGACAATTAGGTTTGAATTTAGGTTCAACTGCACATCGTTCAAGTCCAGTTCAAGTTGGTACTAGAAATGATTGGGTATCTGCTGCTGTTGGTGATAATACTTCGATGGCAATTCGTTCCGATGGAACACTTTGGGCTTGGGGATTAAATTCTAGTGCAGAACTTGGTCTTGGTGATGTGATTAACCGTTCAAGTCCAGTTCAAGTGGGTACTCTTTCAAATTGGGTATCTGCTAGTCTAGGTGATGCAAACTCTGTATTATTATTAAATAATGGGTATGCATTAACTACCGGATTACATGCACATGGTTTTGACACAACTTCTCAGACTGCAAATCGTTCAAGTCCGGTTCAAATAGGAGCAGATACAGATTGGATTAGTGTTAGAACTGGTCATTCACAAGATACAGTTTTCGCACAGAAATCAGATGGAACTCTATGGGGTTGGGGATTTAATACTGCTGGTATTCTAGCAGATGGAACTCTGATAAATAAATCATCACCTGTTCAAATCGGAAACGAAACAATATGGGTTGATTATGTTTTACAATCTCATTTTATTGGTACTAAACAATACTAATTAAAATAAAATTTGCTTATTATGTAAATTATTCGTATATTTGTTATATTTTTGAAAGAAATTAAAAGGTTATGTATTATGGACATTAAAAAAATGCATCCGTTAGATGTGGCATTACAAAATGCCATCAATGGTAAGCCGGAAGTTAGTGAAGAAATTCTTCGTGGACAACCACAGAATGATTATCGTGTTCTTTTTAATTTGGGATGGCACGAAATGCGTCATGGTAACATGAAAAAAGCATTTGAACATTTCAATTATGGAAGATTTATTGATGTGTTTGGACTTCCGGCACTACAAGGTCGTATTTGGAAAGATGAACCACTCGAAGGCAAAACACTTCTTTTCAGATGTGAGGGTGGGTATGGTGATCAAATACTTAACTTTCGTTTTGCTAAGAGATTTGAAGAAATGGGTGCAAGAGTTTTGGTATCATGTGCTCCTGAATTGAAAGAAATGTTCTCTCGTCATGGTTTCATTTGTGTTGATAATGAAATTGTGATGGCTGCACACTATGATTATTGGGTCCCTGCTATGTCTGCTCCATTCCTTTTGGATATGGAATATGATGAATTAGATGGTTCACCGTTTCTTTTCCCAACAAATCCAAGAAAATTGTTTTCAAAACCGGGTGCATTCAAGGTTGGTATTCGTTGGAGTGGTTCACCAGACTTTGAAGACGAACAACACCGAAGATTTCCACCAGAATTGATGATTGGTCTATCCGATATTCCAAATACATCATTCTATTCATTACAAAGAGACGAAAACTGTGTTGATGGTCTTCCATTTGGTGATTTGCGTGAACAAATGAAGACTTGGGATGATACTGCAAACATTATTGCAGGTTGTGACCTCATCATCACATCATGTACATCGGTTGCTCACCTTGCAGGTGCTATGGGTATTCCAACATGGATAGTTACACCTATCATGCCATACTACACATGGGCTGTTCCTGGTGATAAATCAAAATGGTATGACTCGGTTCGTCTATTTAGACAGACAAAATATGGTGAGTGGGGTGATACATTCCAAAATATCCGTGAAGAATTAACAAAACTTGTGGAAAACAATAATAAGGGATAATTTATATGGGTTATCTTAAAGAAGCATTCTATCCAAAAGATATTTCTCATGCAAAAGACATTTGTTTGACGCCAAACACTAATAATCCAAGAAAATATCAAAAAGAAACTGGAGCAACAATTCAAATTGCTGAAAAAGAAGAAATTTGTTGGTATGATTGTGAAGTTGCTGACTTTGGATGTGGTGTTGGGAGAGTTAGCCATGCACTAATAGAAAGATTTGGTTGTAAGATGACAGGATTTGATATTAGTGAACCCATGTTACACTTTGCAACCGAATATGTTGATAGTAAAAAGTTTAATCCAACGGTTTACAACAAGAATTTAGAAAACAAAGAAGACTATTGCAATAAGTTTGACCTTGTTGTTTGTCTTTTTGTTCTACAACACAGTGAACATCCGATAGAAGATATAGATTTTATACATAACATTCTTAAACCAGACGGTAAACTTATGTTTATGAATGAACATGAGAGGTTTATACCAGTTGGTTTAGACCAAAAACAAATGGTTATATGGGATAATGATGGTATAAATGTTCACGATGAAATATCAAAGAGGTTTTCTTTGGTATCTTCACACCAATACCCAAATAGATTTGATAATAAATTAACAATATGGCAAAAGAAAATATGATACCACATTATTACTATAACATTCATGGTTGGTTTGTTCAAGAGAAATTGTTTACACAAATGGTTTTGTCTTGTAATAATACTGACCAATATCATTTTGTTGAAATTGGTAGTTGGAAAGGAAAAAGTTCAACTTACATGGGTGTAGAAATACTGAATAGTGGCAAAAAAATTCGTTTTGATTGTGTAGATACATGGGAAGGTTCCGAAGAACATCTTGATAAAGACAATCCATCATACGAACCTTTACTGCAAACAAAAGACGGTCTTTACAATGAATTTATCTATAACATTGAACCTGTAAAGTCTGTAATAAACCCAATCAGAATGCCATCAGTTGAGGCATCTAAATTATATGAAGATGAAAGTTTGGATTTTGTTTTCATAGATGGTGCACACGATTACATAAATGTTCGTGATGATATAAGACATTGGTTTCCGAAAGTTAAAAAGGGTGGTTATATTTGTGGTGATGATTATGTATGGCCACCAATCAATATGGCAGTAAAAGAGTTTTTCAAAAAAGAAGATGAAATAATTTCAATTCGTGCTGAAGCATATCAAGGAGCAGAACAAACATGGTTGGTAAAGAAAAATTAAGTATAGATATAGTTCTACGAACACATAGTTTGATAGACATTCATCCAAATCCAACTCCGAGATATTGCGGTGTTGATAAAATCACATTAGTTATTAAATGTGTAAAGTCATTAGTTCAATCGGCAGAACATTATGACGGTAAAATACATTTCGTTTGGTATGATGACCATTCTTCACAAAAGATGATAGATGCTTTACATGAAATTTTCAAAACATCTAAACATACATACGAATTTAATGCACTTGAATTGCGTGGTTGGAATGCATCTGGCCATGCTCAATTTAATAGAGGACGAGAATCAACTGCAGATTTGGTTTATTTTATAGAAGATGATTATTTACATTATCCAACTGCAATAGTTGAAATGGTTGAGGCATATCAAACGTTCAAAAAAAATCTTGGAATAGAAGTTGCAATCCATCCATACGATGATCCAGACAATTACTTGCCACTTTTTATAGATGATACTCGGATTGTATTAGGAATGAATCGTCATTGGAGAACTAACAAGTATTCTACTTTCAGTTTCATGTGTAATCCCGAAATTGTCCGTAAATTCTGGAGTAGATTTTATACTTGTGCAACGGAATACATGACCGAATGGGGTGAAGAAAATCAGATACAAGAGGGAACTACTATAAATCACATTTGGCGATGGGAAGTAAAATTGTTTACACCGATACCATCCCTTGCATTACACATGGGATATGAAAGACAACTTGATCCATATATTGATTGGAAAAAATTGTGGGATTCGATAGTGTAAACATATTTATTGGTATAGTATTTTAATTAACAATGGAATTTCTAATGAGATATGCTTATGTTGAAAACGGTATAGTCAAAGAAAGCAATAGACCATTACCTGTTTCTTGGGCGAATGTTTCAAATTTCAACCTATTTGATTCAGAAACATTAAAACAATATGGTTGGTTTCCATATAGATTTGTTGAAGCACAAAAAGATGTATATGATGTTGTAGATGGTTCTTATTTTTCTATTGAAGAAAATGAAGTTGTTGAATATCAAACTATAAGAAAAAAATCAGAAGAAGATTGGAATGATGAAATAATAAATGTTTGGGGAAACATTCGTTCTCGTAGAAACATTGAATTGTTGGAAAGTGATTGGACACAAGTTCTTGATAGTCCGTTTACACCGGAAGAAAAAGAAGAATGGAAAATTTATCGTCAGGCATTGAGAGATATAACATTGCAACCGGATCCTTTCAATATAGTTTGGCCTATTAAACCTGGAACACAAAATGAACAATAAAGTTCTTAATCTGATAAAGGAAATGAATCTTGCGATATTCAATGAAAATGAATTAGTAGATAAGGATATTGTTGTTTTATATCCTGGTAAATTTCAACCGATGGCAATTTATCATCGTGAAGAATATGAAAGAATTTGCCGTAAATTTGATAAAGACAATGTGATAATTGTCACAGATGATGTTACAGATCCGATAGAGAAACCATTAACTTATGACGATAAGTTTTCAATAATGCGTCGTCATAATGTAAAACATATTCAGAAATCAAATACACCATTTTATGCAACAAATGTTATCGAACAATTTGATAGTGACGCTACTGTTGTTATCTATGCGGTAGACAAAGATGATGTGTCTAAATTGAAAAATTACAAAAGATTGATGAAATGGAATGGTAGTAGTCATTTACCTTACAAAGACATCCAAAATCCCTATGTTTATTATATGATAACCAATCATGTTCGATATGACATTCCATCATTTGGCGAAATGACACCAAAATCAATTCAAACGGCATTAAGTGATAGAGAAGCAAAATTATCTGAATTAAAATCTCGTTTCATTTCCATATTTGGTTGGTTTGATGCGGACATATTCAATGCAGTTATTGCTAAATTCAATAGTAAGCGTGGTAAAATGAAAGAGAGTAAAAAGGAAAAAAATGGTTTAAGACCATTGCACATGATAACAAGAAAATTTTGGAATAAAGTTTACAATGAAATAATAAAGTAAAAGGTTATGTTATGGAAATTAAGATTGATAGTATAGAAGATGTAAAAAAACTTGTTGATGGAAAACATGAAAGTCAGCAAAAAGTCCAAGTAGGATATGTTCCTGAAAATACGGAAGATACTGTTGATAGAAAAATTGGTGATAAATGGTTTGATGGGGATGGAAATGAATGGGAACAAAAAAATGGATATAAGGTAAAACTTGGAAAAGTGTGGCAACAAGAATTGCACGAATACCTAAACACGTTTCAGAAATGTCCAAAAGAAACATGCACTTGCACTATGCCAAAAAGACTTGACCAAAAGATGAAAGCGATTCACGGTATGTGTTTTGACTGTGTAATTGATATGGAACACAAAATTCGTCTTGAAGGTAAATGGGATGAATATGAAAAGAGAAAAGTAAAAGAAAATGCATTGGCTTGGTTAAGTGAAGCTGAAAAGGATAAAAATGCTATTGCTAGTGAACTTTCTAGAGTAGAATTTACAAATGATTTTGGTGATAATGAAAAATGGAAAACTCCATTTAACAAAGAAGAAATGCTTGAAAAGATAGAAAAAGAATTTGAAGAATTTAGAAATAATTTTATCAAGAAGTTGGAAGAAGATTTGGGAGAAGGGATTGAAAAGACCTAATCCAATATCAGAAACTTTTAGTGGAATACGAGGTAGGTTATCATCAAAAAGAATGATGATGTTCTTTTCTTTCATTGTTATGATATTTATGGCAATACTATCTACTTTTTATGATAAGAAAATAGAACAGTTTATATTTGATGGATTCCTTTACATAGTGGTCGGTAGTCTTTTTTCAGTTGCATCAGAACAGTTTGCAACAAAATTTAGGAAACTTGATGATAATGAATACTATGAAGAAATAAACGATATTGATATAGTTCACGAAGAACCAAAAAGAAAACGGAGAGATGAATGAAACAGATAATAGTTGAGAGGGCAGTTCCAACAAACAAAAAACTTTATGCAAGTGTAAAGGCAAGAATTAAAAAGAAATATAAAGTATGGCCAAGTGCTTATGCTTCGGGTGCATTAGTAAAGGCATATAAAGCTGCTGGTGGAGGATTCCGCAATGTAAAAGAAGTAATTAACAATCCGTCATATCAACTTGAAGGGTATGCCACGAATCCTTGTGGTAAAATAACAGAATTACATTTTCGTTTACAAGAAAATGAACCGAATATGATGAATGAAGCTGAATATCGTGGTAGAAAAGTTTCATTAGGTAGACCATTCAGAACGCCTGGTGGACCAAAGAAGTTTTCTGTTTATGTTAAAAAGCCAAATGGAAATGTTGTTAAAGTTAATTTTGGTCACAAGGGCGAGGGTGGAAAAAAAACTATGAAGATTAAAAAGAGTAATGCTGCTCGTAGAAAATCATTCCGTGCTCGTCATAACTGTCAATCTCCTGGTCCAAGACATAAAGCAAGATACTGGTCGTGCCGTTTCGGATGGCCGGCAAGTGGTAAAGGTGCAATAGATAAAACGTAAATAATATGAATGTTGATATATTCAAAAATGTAATGCGTCCAATTTTGGATGCAAACAATGTTCAAAACAGATCCGTTTTTGCAGGTATAATGGCAAAGGCATATCAAGCTTCAACGGTTGGGTTTGCAGGAACTATATTTGGAGCAAAATTGATTAAGGGTGATTCTGCATTTTTAGAAAAATGTATAAATGATGCATTAGATGCAAATTTTGCAGATTCAACAAGAGGATCAAATAGAGCAGCATATACATTGATGGCAGCAGGATTTATGGGATATTGGGCATCTGCAAAATTTACACCAACACCGTATGCACCGGCTATGGCCGCTACTATAAAAGGTGCGGTTGTTAAGATTCCAGGAACTATCGAACCTCTTGCTTCAAATATATTTTATTCATTTGTTTTAGGTGATCCGGAAAAACATTTGAATGCATTGACTACTTCATTGAAGGCATTTCAAAGAACGATTCAAGGTGGTATAGAAGGAACCAGTTCAAATGGAGCTGTTGTTAATTTGCCTTGGGTTAGTATAATTTGAGGACAATTCATATTTATCAGTATGAACAAGACAAAACAACATATAGTTAGAGAAATAATAAGAGAGTATATTGCAAAGTATATTCGTGAAGGAAAAAAACCCAGTGGTGGATTGACCGGTTGGTTTAGAGAAAAATGGGTTGATATTTCTCGTAAGAAAAAGGGTGGCGGACACCCCCCATGCGGCGCCTCTGCTGGTAGTAAAGCCAGAAAAGGTGGAAAGAGGGCATATCCCAAATGTGTTCCTGCAGCAAAGGCAGCTTCGATGTCATCAAAACAAAAGAAAAGTGCTGTAACACGAAAGAGAAAAAAGGGTTCAACGCGTCGTGGTAAAGCAAAAATGGTTTCAACATATACAAAGGATTAAAGATGGAAGATGTTTCGGTAAAAAAGATTGGCGATTACATAAAAATGTTCGCCATTGGATTGTTTGCAATACTGTTCTTATACATTGTTTACGATAATCATGTATCAAAAGAACAAATAAAGTCTTCAACAAAAACAAAGGATAGTTTGGAGGCATTGATAAACAAATACGAACTCGATTATGTTGAATTAAAAAAACGAGCTGATAAATTGGATTCACTTATTAAAGTTCGTAGAGACAGTATTCTGATAATAAAAGAAAGATTTTATGTTTACAAGAACAGAGAAATAAAAAATCCAGATGAAGCAACAAAACTTATTAAAAACTTTCTGAATGAGTAATATATGAAATATCTTATCGCACTATTGTTTTCTGTTTCAGTAACGTTTGCTTCCGAAAAAGATTCCCTTGTTTGTTTTACAAAACCCGAAGTAACTAAATTATGGAATAAAATCCAACTCATACGAGATTCGGTTGAATACCTAACTTCCGTTGTTAATGTTCAAGATACAGTAATAGATTTATATGTTTCAAGGTCAGACTTGTTTATAGAACAATTAAAAAACCGTGATGAGGCACTTTCTGCCTGCAAAAAAAGAAGTGTAGAATTGGAAAAAATAATAGAAGAACTTCAACCTCGTTGGTATGATAATAAATTTTTGTGGTTTCTAACAGGAGCCGCTTCTGTTGTTGGAGTAATTTTAGTAGTCCAATGAGTCAATCCAATAAAAATCTTAAAGATATTATCAAAGAGGAATTTGCTAAGTGTGCAAGTAATCCAATATACTTTATGAAAAGGTATGCAAAGATTCAACACCCAACTCGTGGCAAAATCCTTTTTGAACTATATCCCTTTCAGGAAGATGTTCTAAAAGAATTTAACAGTAACCGATATAACATCGTTTTGAAATCTCGTCAGTTGGGTATTTCTACTTTAATCGCTGGATATTCACTTTGGATGATGTTGTTTAATCAAGATAAAAACATTCTTGTTATTGCAACAAAACAAGAAACTGCAAAGAACTTGGTTACAAAAGTTCGTGTCATGTATGATAATCTTCCGAGTTGGTTAAAAACTGGCGTTCAAGAAGATAATAAACTATCACTTCGTTTCAAAAACGGTTCACAAATTAAAGCCGTTTCTGCTGCCGCTGATTCTGCTCGTTCTGAGGCACTTTCGCTTCTGATTATAGACGAGGCCGCCTTTATTGATGACATAGATAAGATATGGGCATCTGCACAACAAACACTTGCAACCGGTGGAACTGCAATTATCAATTCTACACCAAATGGTGTTGGTAACTTTTATCACAAACAATGGGTAAAGGCAACATTAGGTGAAAGTGCATTTAATCCAATAGAATTATTATGGCAAGTCCATCCAGACCGTGACCAAACATGGAGAGACGAACAAGATGTTCTTCTTGGTCCTGATATGGCAAAACAAGAATGTGATGGAAACTTTCTTGCATCTGGTCGATCTGTTATTGATGGTGAATTGGTTCAATGGTATAGAGAAACTTATGTATGTGAACCAAAAGAAAAACGTGGTGCAGAAGATGCTTATTGGATTTGGGATTACCCGGAACCTTCAAAAACTTATATTGTTGTAGCAGACGTTGCTCGTGGTGATGGAAATGATAACTCAGCATTCCATGTTATTGACATTGATAATTTAGAACAAGTTGCAGAATATCGTGGAAAACTTGATACAAAATCATACGGTAATATGTTAGTATCTGTTGCTACTGAATACAATGATGCGATGCTTGTTATTGAAAATGCTAATGTTGGTTGGGCGGTAATTCAACAAGTTATAGACAGAGGTTATCCAAATCTATATTATACCTACAAAGAAGATGGATATGTTGATCCATCTATTCAAATACCAAAAGGTTATGACTTAAAAGACAAATCACAAATGGTTCCTGGATTTACAACAAGTGCAAAAACAAGACCACTTCTCATTTCAAAATTAGAAACATATTTTCGTGAAAGAACCCCTATTGTAAAATCTGCAAGATTGACCGAAGAACTTCTTGTGTTTGTTTGGAATGGTTCAAAGGCAGAGGCACAAAATGGATATAACGATGACTTGGTTATGTCATTTTCAATCGGTTTGTGGGTAAGAGATACTGCAATAAAACTTCGTCAAGAGGGATTGATGAAAACAAGAATGAGTTTGGATTACATGGGAAAGGCATCCATTCCACACAAACCATCATACAGTTTTGGCGATGATAATAATGGGTGGAGCATGAATGTGAATGGTCAAAACGAAGACTTAACCTGGTTGATAAAATAACGTTTCTAATTTTTCCTACATATTTATATTAAGTTTATATTACATAAAATAGGTGACAAATGGCTCAAAAAAAATCATTATTTGACAGATTAAAAACACTTTTTTCTACTAATGTTGTTGTTCGTAATGTTGGTGGAAAAAAGTTAAAAGTTGTTGATACTGCTCGTTATCAAGCCGATGGGAACCCACATACATCAAAAGTTATTGATAGATATGGTAGATTACACGGAACACGTGGAACGCCAATATCTGTTTACAATCAATACAATTCTTTCTCTGCTACAAAAATAGATCTTTATACTGATTATGAGGCAATGGACACCGATGCAATTATTTCATCGGCTCTTGACATTTATGCGGACGAAAGCACATTGAAAAATGATACTGGAGATGTTTTAACGATTAAAACTGATAATGATAACATTCGTAAAATTCTTCATAATCTTTTTTATGATGTTCTGAATGTTGAATACAATCTATGGCCATGGATCCGTAATCTTTGTAAGTATGGAGACTTTTATTTGTATCTTGATGTAAAGGATGAATTGGGTGTAACAAATGTTGTTCCATTTTCACCATACGAAATGCAAAGAGATGAAGGGACTGATCCAGAACATATCTATATGACAAAGTTTGTTTACGAAGGACCTCTCGGTAAAGGTGAATTTCAGAATTATGAAATTGCTCACTTCCGTCTTCTCGGTGATACAAACTATCTTCCTTACGGTAAATCTATGTTGGAAGGTGCTAGAAAACTTTACAAACAATTAGTTCTCATGGAAGATGCGATGTTGATACATCGTATTATGAGAGCACCAGAAAAAAGGATATTCAAAGTTGATATTGGTAACATTCCCCCAGCAGAAGTAGACCAATACATGAACAACCTTATGAATAGAATGAAGAAGACACCGGTTATCAATGAACAAACTGGTGACTACAATCTTCGTTTCAATATGCAAAATCTTTTGGAAGACTTTTATCTTCCAGTTCGTGGTGGTCAATCTGGTACGTCAATCGAAACTCTTGCTGGATTACAATATGATTCTATACAAGATATTGAATATCTAAAATCAAAGATTTTTGCTGCTCTTAAAGTTCCAAAACCATATTTGGGCTATGACGAAAGTATTGAAGGTAAGGCAACACTTGCTGCCCTTGATATTCGTTTTGCTAGAACAATCGAAAGAGTTCAAAGAATAGTTGTTTCTGAATTAACTAAAATTGCTATCGTTCATCTTTACTCACAAGGTTATGAAAATGCTGACCTTGTAAACTTTGAACTTGGTTTGACCGGTCCATCTATCATCTACGAACAAGAGAAAGTTGCTCTTATGAAAGAAAAAGTAGATTTGGCTGGAACGCTTATTGAAAAGAAACTATTATCAATGAAATATATTTATTCCAATATATTCAATCTTTCAGAAGACCAGGCGGAATTTGAAAAGAATGAAGTTCTTGAAGACATCAAACATGCATTCCGTCAAAAACAGATTGAAAATGAAGGAAACGATCCTGCAATTACAAAGGAATCATTCGGAACTCCTCACGATATTGCAAGTATGCAGATTCGTGGTAGTGGATATAAGGTGATAAATGACAATGAAGTTCCAGAAGGTGGTTGGCCTGGTGCAGGTAGACCTGCTAAAAACTTAAATTACGGAACAGATAAGAGTCCATTTGGTAGAGATCCTATTGGAATGAAAGATGTTGGTAATACTCTTAAAGTCAATAATTCACCAAAGGCAAATCATAAGGGAAATTCACCCCTTTCTCTTGAAAACAAAGATGTTGAAAAGTTGATTGGTAGTATGTCTGGTATGAAAGTAAAGACTAAACATATAATATCTGAAAGTCTAAAACCATTAGATAATCAAGAAATTGAACCAAATTTACTAGATGAAAACAATTTATTAGATGAATTGTAATTTTCTCTATATTTATTCTATGAAAGTGCACACAAACAGGTATAAGGAAAAATGAAGAAAATCAAACATTCAAAATTCAAAAATACTGGAATGTTGTTCGAGCTATTAACAAGACAAATAACTTCGGACATTATTTCTTCCAATGAGTCTGTTGCCATACAGATTCTCAAAAAACATTTTAATAAAAATACCGAACTTATCAAAGAGTATAAACTATACAAAACTCTTTGTGATGAGCGTTTGAAGTCTGATACAAAGGCAAATATGCTTATTGAAGCCGTGTTGAAGGCAAGACGTGGACTAAATAAGAATAAATTGAATAATGAGAAGTATGAATTGATAAAAAGTTTGAAAGAAAACTTTGATTTGGATTCATTTTTTCAAACAAAAGTTCAAAACTATAAATTATTGGCATCGGTATACAAGGTATTTGAATATAATGAATTAGAAAATCCTGTTGAGATTACAAAATCAAGAATAACTATTCTTGAAAATATAACATCAAAAATAAATAATTCTGTGATAACAGAGGATGTTGCTATTGCAAGTGAACCAAAAGAAGTTCGTCTTATGGCATACAAATATCTTGTTGAGAAATTTAATGCAAAATATAGTAATCTATCTGAATCACAAAAGGTATTGTTGAGGGAATATATCGAAAATGTAAGCAATACTAATAACTTAAAGTCTCTTGTTCAAACAGAGGCGGTAACTATAAAAAGATTATTTACAAAAAATATGCATAGGGTAAAGGATAAATCTTTGAAGATAAAGTTACAAGAAGTTGTTGGTCTTTTAGATGAATATGATACAATAAAGAAAGTGGAAGAAAATCATATATCCGCTCTACTTCGTTATTACAGTTTAATAGATGATTTATCTTGGAGTAAATAATGGCAGTCAATGAAGTTCACCCATATAATTTTCCTGCATCACAGGCAAATGATTTTGAAAGAAAAGGCCATCCTGGCAAATGGTTGAAATCCATCGCCGTTTCCGGAACAGTTTGGTTCACCGGTTCAAATTATGGTGCAGGTGCTATAATACCTTACAGTAGTGCAGCTGGAACCGCATATCTTACCGGTGGTGGAAGTATTAACATTGGTAACTTACCAAAAACAACTTTAACTGAATTGTCTATCGAACACATAGAAGGTGGTGCAGATGCTTATGTTCTAATTCGTAATCAAATGATTAGGTAATATATGTCAGTTGAAGCATTCATAAAAAAACTTAAAGAGTCGGAAGAATATCGTGAGTTTGCTGAAGAACTTGCATTAGATGAAATGAGCACAACCGCTTCTGTTCCTGGATACCAAACTCCAAATGCTTTTGCTCCAAGTGAAGAAGAATTTGAAAAACATAGCAAAGAAAGTGCGGAAACTATGGGATATACTATTGTTCCAAAGAAAAAGAAAGTTAATTCCGAATCCGTATACAAACAGGCAATGGGTGTAATAAACGAAGGAACATACAAAGAATTTCGTAGAGACGAAACCCGTAGTAGTAATAGAAAAATAAACGATTCAATTAAGAATATAAACAGAACAATCTATGAAGTTGAAAGAGTTGTTGAACATGCACTCAAATTAAAAACTGAAATGAATGTTGATCAAAGAACTCTTTGGGGTGAATCTATGAGTAGATTGAGAAAAATATCCGAAAGAATAAACAGAATTACTAAAAAAATAAACGAATTAGGTGCTTAAGATGAAAGAACTACTCGTAGATACTATACTATTCAATGTAAATCCAAAAGTGATTACCGAATCTGAAAAGAAGAACGGTGGTAAAGTTATAGTTTCAGGAGTGTTACAACGAGCAGAAGCAAAAAATCAAAATGGTAGAGTATATCCAAAAAAGATTTTAACTCGTGAAGTAAAAAAATATGCAGAAAATCAGATAAAAGAATGCCGTGCTCTCGGTGAACTTGACCATCCAGATTCATCTGTAATAAATCTTCGTAATGTTTCTCATAATGTTCTTGGTGTTGATTGGAAAGGAAATGATGTTGTTGGGACAGTTGAAATACTACCAACACCATCCGGTAATATCCTAAAACAACTTCTTGGTGCAGGTATTCGTCTTGGAATATCATCAAGAGGATTGGGTTCAGTTGAAGAAATAAGTGAAGGTGTGGTTGAAGTTCAAGATGATTTTGAATTGATAGGTTGGGACTTTGTTTCTAATCCATCAACTCATGGTGCATTTATGTATCCAGATGGAATGAGTGAGGGAATAAACGAAGGATTGATAGTTGAGGGGATTAGCACATCAACAATTTCTAAAATTGATCCCAAAATACAACGTATTCACAACAATATAACAAACATTATTTGTGAGATTGGAAATGTTTGTGAATGTATATTTGAGGGGAAATAAAAATGCCAGCATTATCACAACAACAACAAAAACTTATGGGATTGGCTCTTGCATATAAAAGAGGAAAAGTGTCCACGTCTGATGTTAGTAAGACCGTAAAACAATTAGCAAATTCAATGTCTGAAAAAGAATTGGAAAAATATGCATCAACTTCACATAAAGGTCTTCCAAAGAAAGTTGGTGAAACAAAAACATCAATGACGAAAGAAGAAATAAATAAACTTGTTGCAGATGCTGTTCAAGAAGTGATGAAAGAAAGGTTTAGTGTAAAGGTTCTAACATCAGAACAAAAACAACAATATATTGAGGCCATTTCAAAATACAATGAATATCGTTCTGTGATTCATCGTTCCGGAACACTTCCTGAAATTGTATCTGAAATAAAAAGAATGGTAGAATTTGCATCAAAAAATATGGTAGAAGAATCTGGTGATTGGTTTGAAGGCGTATCACATAGAAGAAAATCAAAACAATTAAAAGAATCTGTCAATGAGTTTCAAAAAATATCAGAAAAAATAGTTAAGTTACAAAGAACCTTGGAGTCTATCTATGAGAATATAGGTAAACAACTTGGAACATTTTATGAAATTAAGAAATAATAAGGAAATTGGTTATGTCAGACAGAGTGTATACAACTTCAAATTATGCCCATGTTAAAGTGAAAGCGGGTGGCATGAATGTAGATACAATGATTAAGGTTTTTAAGCGTAAAGTAAAAGAAGCCGGTATTCTCGAAGAATATAAAAATCGTATGGAATATATCAAACCATCAAAAAGAAAGGCAGAAAAAAGAAATGCTGCTATCAGAAGACAAAGAAAATTGGATTCTGAAAACATTTAATGGAGATAAAATGACCTTTGCTAGTCTTGAAAAACTAATCCGTGAAGAAGCACGGAGAGTTATTGAAAACCTGGAAAGGTCTTTTTCATTATACGAAGAAGATGAAAAACCAGCAAGCGAAGATCCTCAAAAAATGCGTGTGGTCAATAAAGAGAGTGGGAAAACGTATTACATAAACAAAGACAGTTTTGATCCAGCAAAACATGATGTATCTACTGCAAAAGAACCAAAAAAAGAAGAAGAAGAACCGGCTGCAGATACCACACCAACAGAAACTCCTGCTGAAGAACCGGCACCAACGGAAACACCTGCTGCTGAAGAACCTGCTGCAGATACCACAACACCGGAAACCCCAGCAACAGATACAACCACAACGGACACAACTACAACAGATACTACATCAACCGAAACACCGGCAGAAACCCCTGCAACTACAACAGATACGGCTACAACAGATGCAAGTGGAACTGAAAGTAAGACAGGACTAAAAACGGTTGGTGCATTTACGAAAGTTGATGTTGAAAAGTTGGATGCTAAAACAAATAATTTATATCCACAAACTCGTGAACATTTACTACAATATGATTATGAGGATATAATTGATATGTATGATTTGAGCGTTGGTGATAAAAAAACAAATTTTACTAAATTATTCAAACGAGCAGAAATGATTGCTTTATCAAAACACTATTTGATAAGTAAAAATGAATTGGATAAACAAACCATACTAGCATTACATCATTACTACATAAACTCTATACGAATAAACAACATAATACGGTTTTCTCAACCAAGTGCAACAAAACAAGATATTCAAAAACAAATTAAATTGGGAAAACCAAAAGAAGGCGATAAAAGAGAAAAGGCATACAATAGTGCAATGAACGCCTTTACTATAAATGAACTGGATTACGCCTTTTCAGAAGAACCACAGAGATTGGAAAGTAGTATAATCGCTTATCGTTCTATAAAAAATGAAGATGTATTGCAATTATTTATTGACGAGGGACAATGGATAGACAAATCATTTGTAACAACATCGTTGAATCCATTTATATGTGAGGGAACTGAAAAGAAAAGAATGCCACTATTTGAATTTTTTATTCCAGCGGGAACATCTATACTGACATTACCCTGTCATTCCAATGATTACTGTCACGAAACAGAAGTTACATTACCGAGAAATTGTAGATACACAATTCAGGGTTTTAATAATACAAGAAATATCTATAAGGTATTAGTGGAGCAAAGATATGCCTGAGGAAAAGAAAATAGATACGAAAGATAGGGACAAAAGATATATCTACACAGAAGATGATGTAAAATCCATATTTGGATATGGTCCTCCAGAAAAATATGCAGAAAAAACAGAAAAAAAATAACTTACCCCATACTTATACTTACACAATACTCTATCCGTTATAGAGTCCGATATTATTTTTATTGCAATTAGTGTTTCAAATAACACTAAAAATAGTTGGAGAATTTTATGAATGATTTATTGAAAGAAGCGATTGCAGATGCAAAAGCCGTTAAGGAAGTAGCATTAGCAAACGCTAAACTTGCACTGGAAGAGGCATTCACTCCGCGTTTGCAGTCTATGCTTTCTCAAAAGTTGGCAGAGGAGGCAGAAGCCGAGGAGCCAGTCGAGGAAGCTGAGGGTGAAGAAGAAGCACCCGTAGAAGAATACGGATTCTATAGCGAAGGTGATGATGAAGAACCTGCTATGGAAGAAGGCGAAGGCGAAGAAGAAGAAGCGCCAGTCGAAGAAGGTGAAGGTGAAGAAGAAGCACCCGTTGAAGAAGCTGAGGGTGAAGAAGAAGCACCGGTAGAAGAAGCTGAAGATGAAGAAGAACCAATGGATGAAGAATTGATGGAAATTATTCGTCAATTAGAAGAAGACATTGATTCATCTGAAATCGGTACTGGCGATAACAAAAAACCTTCTGCAGTTGCATCCGATGATTCTACCGAAATGAAGAGTGAAAAACTTGTTCAACTCGTAGAAGATGAAGAAGAAGATTCCGGAGAAGTTGCTGAAATCAAAGAAATTCTTCGTGCTCTCCGTGAGGAAGAAGAAGGCGAAAAGGAAGAAAAGGTTGAAGAAGGTGAAGATGAAGAAGAAGTAGACATCAAAGAAGTTCTTCGTGCTCTCCGTGAGGAAGAAGAAGAAGAAAAGGTTGAAGAAGCGGAAGATGAAAAAGAAAAAGAAATGGCAGAAGCAAAACTTCGTGAAGCTTATGCTGTAATTTCTTTCTTGCGTTCTAAAATCAATGAAGTCAATCTTTTGAACTCAAAATTGCTCTTCTCTAACAAGTTATTCCGCAAGCATTCACTCAATGAAAAACAAAAAATGACTGTTATCGAAAACTTTGATCGTGCATCAAGTCTTCGTGAAGTCAAATTGGTTTATGCTACACTTAGCGAATCGCTTAGAACAACAAAAGTTAAACCTATCAAGGAATCTTTTGCGTCTAAACCAACAGCAAGCACACGCCCATCAAAACCAATCTTGAATGAAGGTGATGATATGGCAAATCGTTTACCTAAATTAGCAGGTTT